TTAATTTTTCCATTCTATGCTAATAACATGTGTTCTTCTCATTCTTCGATATGAACTGTTTTTACCCAGAACGTACATAGTCGCCGGACTATAAAAATCATTATTGTTAGACTTCCTTAACCCGAGTATCATAACTTGGCTGTTCTTGTCATCTATAAAAGCTACATCAATCTTTTGTGGATTAATTGAATTTTTTGGAACTATAACGCATAGCCTGATTTCTTTATCAATAAAGCATTTATGCAAAAAATTATAATTGATAAGCCTATCTTTAATGTTACTATATTCATAATGTTTTTTTATAGATTCGTGTGTAATTTTCCCTTCAGCTATTCTTCCAATGATCTTTTTAGCGCTCACTTTTTTATGTGTGTAATGCAAACCTAATAAGTGGGGTAAATTATTTTTATGAAAATTTATTTTAAAGATGGGAAGCAATTTATATTTCGTTTTAATTTCCACATAACCTTTGCAAAAGCAATTAATAAAATCATTCAAGATGTCTTGTAAATCAACATCGTTTTCACTATTTATTTTTAAATACGTTGTGTTCCCCACCTAGTACACCCCTTAAAAAATATCCCTACAAACATTAATGTAAGTAGGGATTATGTATATGAGTGATGGCAAGGAAGAAGTCTCCTGCGGGACCAACAGTCAGATATATGGCCTCTGCCGGGCTATACAATTCACTCCTGATTGTATATAACTAAATTAATAGTTACTTGACGAACTAACTACGAAAGAATGCAAGTTAGGAAGAAAGAACGGAATAGAGAGTTGACTTTCTTCATAGTTAACTATAATATCTTTTAACTTTATACGCAATAGATATGAGTAAATTTTTCATACTTTTTATTAAATAGATATGAATAAATTTTTCATACTTTTTATTAGATAGAGTTAGTTTTGGTTAACTTGCGTTATATATAAACAACCACCCAGTAACTAGTATGGGTGGTTAAGGTTTGCCTGCAGCACATAATAAAACCGATAATATGTTTTATTATGTCGCAAATATTTCAGCGACTTGTTATGTACCACCACACAAACCTACTCCCATTCAGGAACACAGAGCTTTGTCGCTCGTCAGCAACGTCATATGAATTCTCAGTTCATGTGGTGGCGACACTTTAAACGGTCTGTGCCAGTAGCGACCGAGTCATTTCAAGAATGACCATTTCACATTTATATTATAACACTTGTTGTGCGTACTTGTATAATTTTTCAGTTGTATTTAAAGTTAAGTTATCTACTTCACGTTTCCCTTGCCTTAATTGTGAAATTACATATTGCGCTACGCCAGTTTGTTTGTGAATTTGGTAACCTGTTATATCACTTTTGATCAATTCAATTATTTTTAATTTATAATCACTCATATTATCTACGTCCATTCTTTTTATCTAAATAATAAAAATGTGTTTTTCTCACGATAAATAGTAACAATGGTAGGCTTAATAAAAACAATAATAAATACATTTGTTCTGTCATAATTGAAAACCTCCAAATAATATTATATTATATAAGTGTAAGGAGGAGCCATCAGGCTCCAAGCATAATGTTAATCTTTGTTGTTTGGCTTTCGGTCTAGGTAGCCGAGATGCCATTCTCTAAGTTGTTTTAACACTTCTGGAATTATCAGTACTGCCAATACTTGATGTTCTAGAAGTGTTTTTATTATGTCTAGCATGAGGCTTTTCACCTCCTTACACATAATTTGTAAGTCATCAACTAACCTACAAATATAATTATACTAAACAAATGTTTATTGTTCAAGTGTTTTTTTAAAATTTGCATAAAAAATAGGCAAGTACCGTAGTACCTGCCTGTTATCTACATTTAAATCTTGAGAGTAATGTTAAAAAGTGTATAGGAATATTAACATCCATCCAAATAGTTATTTAATAACTGTAAGATTCCCTATAATTAATGTAGCAAAATTTTTATTCTAAGTAAATACTAAATCGTGCTAAACTTACCAAAACTACTTATCCTATTACCTGCTTTATCTACCTCTCCTGTCGCAATATAGCGACGTTGTCCACTATTAGCAATATAAGTAATCCATCTATACCCATTGATGCAATATGCGCCGTCATATTTGATTGTTGCGTTATTAGGTAATACACCTGTAATTCTTGAATTAGTTGAATAGCCGTCCCTTACGTTATTACCTTTAACATTGGCAACTGTGTAATTACCAGTCTCTTTTTTATAAGGCACATTATTCTTATCAAGTGTATAACCTGCTGGCACTGGTGGATTTTTTTGGTTTTTAGCTGATGTTTTAACATTACCAGCTACCAAACCACCTATAGGCTTACCATGAATCGCACCAGCTATTAATTTAGAATACAAGTCATAATTCTTCTTAATCCAATCCATATCTTTTTTATTAGTAATAAAACCTAATTCAGATAAACGATAATTGATATTTATTTCTGCTGATACATTAACGTTCAGTAAATCATTACGAGGTGTTACACCTCTTATTTGTCCTAAGTTATTTTTAATAACATCTTGTATACTTTTATCAATAGTATCCGCATTGAATTGACTTGAGATAATAACATGCCCACCACTTGCATTTTCTCCTGCTGCGTCTAAATGAATCTCTAGAACAATGTCATACCCCTGTGATTTAACCCAATATAATCCATAATCTTTATTATTTCCTACATTAACACCGTATGCAGTATCTTGATACATGTCTTGTGATTGACTTGAGCCACCATATAATGCAACTTCATGACCTGCATGTCTTAAATACTTAGCGATATTTGGCGTTATATATTTACGGATAAAATCGCGTTCGTTTGTTCCGTTTCCTACTGCTCCAGGATCGTTATAACCATGACCGGCTACAAGCATAATTTTTTTAGGTTTAATTACTGCTTGCTTTTTGGCAGTTGCTTGCTTAATAACGTTTTTAGCTTTATCTCCAACACTTACTTTATCTGGGAAATTTAATCTAATAAAATACATTGGGTCATCGTAATAATGAACATGTCTTGTAACAGTTTCAGGACCCCAACCAGGTTGCGCAACGCCATTTGTCCAACCTTTACCATTCCAATTTTGCCCATATGATGTGAAAGTGTTTAAATTTGCGCTCTCAACAATTTCAACATGTCCAGCTCCGCCACCATACTTTGACGGGAAAACGACAATATCCAACTTTTGCGGTAAAAAGCTATCATAGTTTTTAATTATTTGCCCGTATTTTTCAATCCTTGCTTTATTATCAAATGGAATATTATAAGCGTATAAACCTTGTAACCTTTCGCCTGTTGCTATCATAAAAAACATATTTGCGTAATCGTAACACTGAAATCCATAAAACGAATCAGGATTGAACTGCTTCCCTAATGAATTATCAAACCATTTTTCTGCTTGGTTTTTTGTTATCAACATTGGTCAACACCTACCCTAAATCATTTGTGTCGTTCATATTCGTAGGTGTCATTACTTCTTTAATTGGCGCTTGCCCTGTTGCTTTTCTATACTTGTTTTCAGCTTTATATTTCTTTAGCTTTTGATTTGCCCATTTACCTTCTTGAGATGTTGGATTGTCTTTATACGTAGTATATAAAGCAACAACAGTAAGTATTATTGATGATATAGTCTCATCGTCTACTGGAATCGGGCTAATACCTTTGTTCGCTAAGAATTGATTTACTAATGCTAAGATCAATACGATGTATCTTGTTATTACTTTTGCATCCATTTGTTTGCTCCTTTTTTCCAAAATAAAAAACGACTAAAAAATTAGTCGTTTAAAATTATTCAATGGTCAATGTTGGAGATCCTGAATAAATATCACTTATAGTGACATACAACATCCCTGAAGGATTACTAAAGTTGATATTTTTACTTGCAACTCCGCTATTGACTCCTGATATTCCTAAATCACTTGAACCTAAATTAGTTTGCGAAACCCTCATTATACCGCTACGTACATTTTCTATTGTCACCTGATAACTTTTATTAGGTTCAACTCCATTTATTGTCCATTTTGCTGTTGATTCTTCTATGCTATCCGGATATTTATTTTTAGGTAAGGGTTTTATTACAAAAGATGAAGGCTTTTTCCATACTTGGATATTTCCAGCATATACTTTTGTATATTCTTCACCTTCGTAAATAAACTTCTTTACATTTTTAAAATTACCTTCCATAAAAATCACCCCTTAATTAAGTAAAGTGTATTAGGGTCTTTTTGATATATATAGTTATATTCATTTTCTGTTCCTGTCCAAATTTTAACCGTCGGTTGAGATGCGCTTTTTAGTTGATATAAATTATCCGCTTGTTGTTTAGTAAAAGCTTGAGATGACAAAACATACCGCTCATCATGATTATGATTTTTTGGAGCATATAAATCGTTTAGTGTTTGTTTGAATTCCTCAAAATCTTCTGTACTAACTTTTGAGCCAATCTGTTGCAATACACTTTCTGAAATAGAGTTGTTTTGTATTGCTTCTGCTAATTCTCTTAATGTATTCATAGATTCAGGCGCGCTATCAACTAGTTCAGCAATTTTTGAATCCGTATACGTTTTAGAGTCGTTGAGAGTTGTATCTTTGATTTTTTTAACTTCTTGCAATTTATCTTCTAACCCTTCAACATTTGCGATATTGATTTTGTCCAATAACTCAGGTTCTGCTTTGATATCTGTATCTTTACCATCAATTTGCCACATTTTAGTGTCAGGATTGATTGATACTACAGTACCGTTTTTACCGGGTGCGCCTTGTTCTCCTTTTTTACCTGTATCACCTTTCGCACCAGGTTGTCCCGGTTCGCCTTTATCACCTTTCGCACCTTTAAATCTACTTTCATTCTTTTCGATGTAAGAAATGACATCTTTATCTATTTTCTCTTTAAAGTCTTTGCTCAATAAATCTGTCGCGTTATCTTTTAAAATTCTCGTAATAGCATCATCTACCAATTTAACATCGATTTCTTTTGCTACAGCAGATTCAATACCACTATCAACGATATTGAAAGAAAAGTTTGCGACATGTATTTTTTCTTCTTCTTTCTCTAAAAACAGCTTACAGCGAACATAACCAGCGTGTTTGATAACCTTTTTAGGTATTTTGTAGGTAAGGAACCCTTTTACAACATCGTCGATAATAAGGGGCTCATTTTTGAATATAGAGCCATCTTCCATAAACAAATGTAATCTAGGTGTTAAGCCATGTGCTTTTAGATCGATACGACCTTGTTTGTCATTGATACCTATTCTTATAGATGCTGTATTTTCATCTTCAGTGTAAAATCGACAGCCAATGTCACCTAAGTCAACACCATCATTTTTTATTCTCGTTTCAACATCTTTTATTTTGTACATTTACACACCTCTTTATTTATATTTATCCCTTGTGAAGTAGATACCTTTTAAGCCGATTTGTTTATATAACTTAGCGATTGTACTTGCTTGATGTTGGCACCACTCTATAGCAGTAGCGTATTGGTGGGTAGCTGGATTCTTAGGATTCCATCTAATTCGGTACAATGTGTTTTGACCTTTATTGATGTAATCCTTTCTTACGAAGCTAGCACCGCCCATGATTGCTTTTGCTGGAGATGTCCAACCTTTATTTTTAGCAAACGTCATTGCATAATCAGGGTCGTTGTCGAATGCACCAATACCGAAGTAATTATATGCACCGTATCTACCACTAGCGAAGTTACTTGTTCCGTATCCACTTTCTAAGAAAGCGTGCGCGATCAAATAAATTTCGTTAATGTTGTTTTTCTTACAAGCTTCCGCGAATGCTTTGCCTTGTCCGTCTAGTGTTCCTTTCCCTTTGAGTATCTTATTAAGCGCACTAACTGAAACGCCTTGATACTTGCCTAAATTAAGCATTTGATAGCATTGTGTGTTACTTTCCCATATTCGCTTAACATTCATTGCTGAGCTCGTTTGTGCTCGTGTTGCATTAGCCCAGCCCCATGTATGAGATTTTTTCGGGTTACCCCTAGACATTTGTCTATCCAGTGCTTGCTGGAACGTGAACGGACTTTTTTCAGTAACGATGCTTGGTTTTTCGTCTGATGCAGTGGGTCCTCTTGTTGACGCACTGTCAACCGATGTTTTATCACTAATTCTTATTGTTGTTTTTGTAGTTACTTCTTTAATATTTTCTCGTTTCAATATATCTCGTTTGATGTACGTCTCAAGCATTTTCTTTTTGACTTGCTCATACTTTGCGTCATCCGGTATACCTTGCTTAATCAAGTCGTAATTAATTAAATCTTTCATACTACGCCAAATATTAGGGTCTACCTTTAACGTCGTTTCAGATAATTCTTTATCTGTTCCTGACAACAACCATACACCCCGTATTAAAGCTTGTATTTGGTTCATTAAGAATTGACGCTTACTATCTGTTTGACCACCACATACTTCAATAACTAGCCAATTAGGGTGACGCGGGTCATCAAAATTGGTTGGTCTAGCAAGCCATGTAGCCTCTCTATCGACATATAAATGCGGTATTTCATAATCGCTTATAAACTTATTTCTTTGCGTATAAAGTTCGTCTACAGAACGCATATGCATTGATTCTTTTATATATAATCCTTGAATATCTGAGCGTTCATCACCCATTACAACTATATGATCAATGAAGTGCTCTTCTTTATCTAAAACATTGCTGTAAGCAGTGTATTTTACTGTTTTAACTTCTTTAAATTGCGGTTTCTTCGCTTCGCCAGTAATTGTTGAGTCATTGGCTTTTGATGCTGAACTTGTATCAGTACTACTAGGTTTGCTAGTATCTTTTGAATATGGAGGTCTGACAAAGCCTGTAACACTTACATAAGGGTGTCTTACTAAACTTCCCGGAGAACCTGTCCAACTATTAGAATTAACCCAGTTTTGGTCAACGCTATAAAAATAACTTTTATTAGATGGTCCTACTACTATTGCGGTGTGTCCGTCCGAACCTATTCCGTTGCCAGGGTGCCAAACTGCGATGTCTCCAGGTTCCGGTACAAATCCAGATGAATAACGATAGAATCGGAAACCCTTAGGATATCTGTAATTAGCCATATCCTTAGCATTGCCCCATGTTACAAAACCCCAATATCTTTTAAAAATAAAGTTAGGTGTATCCCAACATTGACTGCCCCGATAATTATCTATATTAATCCTCTTACCAATATTCGACTTTGCCCACTCCACCACTTCACTAGCTGTAGGCTTTCTAGTCTTTGGGTTAGGTAATCCCATGTATGCACCTCATTTCAATCAAAATAAAAAGCCAGTGCCGAAGCACTGACTCTTAACTGTTATTTACATTTACCAAACCAGAAGCACGCCCAGAAGCTATATCCTAAAATCCCTTTAAGCATGGTAATCACCTCCTTTAAATACCAAAAATAGTTCTTAGTAAAGCTATGACAATCGTACTGAAGATAGTCCCTATCAAACCGAGAATCCACATTTTCATATCGCGTATATTTTTGTCGTTTTCTTTCTTATTTTTTTCGTCTATCTGTCTTTCCCTCTGGATAGCATCTAAAGTTTTATCTAATTTAATGTTAACTTGCTCTTGAGTTTTTTGACCTAATTTAATCTCATTGAGAGTGCTAAGCATTGTTTTATCATTCTCTTCTAATCTTCTAATTCGCCATTCATGTTCGTGCCGTTTGGTAAATCCAAACATTACGCCACCTACTTTGTGTTAAATTAAAAAGCCTCAAGCATTACACCTGTGACTTTTCATCTTTTGCCTCTGGATATTTTTCACCAGTGATCAATGCATATTCTTCTTTGTCGATTACACCCATGTCTACGTACCACTTAATTTGCTCATTTTTATAGCAACCCCACACATAAAAAGTTTTAATGTCTTTAAAAGTTGGATAAATCATCTTCATCATTTAAACGTCCCCCTCAGTATTTGTTTTGTTAGTTTTCAGTTCGGTCAACTGTTGTGTTAACATAGCGTTTTGTTGCGTCAATTGCATTGTCAACATGTTCACTTGCGTCATCTGCATTTGCATACTTGCAACCATTCCGCGAAGTTCTTCATCACTCAAATCTGATTCACTTTGTTGTTTTGATGCATTCGGTACGTCTTCTTTTTCGAAATTGCTATTGTATTTAATTTCGCCGTTAGTGAAAACAAACTTTCTAGGTTCGAACTCTTCTTTAAATTTAATAGGCACATTGTTATCATCTACATCTAAACTATTGCGTAATCCGCCAGTATTAACGTATCCGATAACTTCGTTTTTATCGTTTACTGTGATTTTCATTATTTCCACCCCATAATTTTAGTTATAGTAACTTTGTTGGCATTCGCTCCAGAACCTGATGTTTTACCTAAATCAAAGTACACATCGTTATCTATTCTTAAAGTAGTGCTACTTGTTTTGGATAGTAAGCACTCATAAATACCGCCACCGTTGCCGTCTGAGTCAACTACATTCGCTTTACTCAATTGAATCGCGTTAGGTAATGCGGTAAGTCCGAATCCCTCAATAACGCCACCTGGATAAGTTCCACTTACCAACAAAATAGAATAGTTTGTGTACGGTTCAGTTAGATTGATTGTTGTACCTACACCATTTGCGCCACCGTCGAACAATACCGTTGATTTATGTTCATTAGGAACTGTCCACTGTTGCTCAAGTCTGCCGTTTGTGATTGATCGTGTGTAAATCTTTTTAGAGTTATAAGGTGTGAAGTTAAATAGCTTGTTTGTATCATCTTTAACGAATACCGATAAATAACCCTCATAACTTTCAACGCTACCTGGTAAATCCGGCACTCTTGTTGCATAGTAATTACCAGCAGTTAAATATCCCAAATCGCCTTGCGCATTATTTAAGTTAACTTGAATTGATTGACCATTCGCCTCTGTCATCTTATGTTGTTGCCAGCTCGTTGTTCCGAATTTATCATCTACATACTGCTTAGCTTGATTTAAAGCGTTGTTAGACGTTTCTTCAACAAATTGCTTAGTTAAGTTTCCATCATTCTTTTTATAAAACGGGTACCATGTGCCGTAGATTTTGTATTTTGTGTACTCATCGTTTGAATCGTCTGGGTACCATGTTGCACGAGCAGTATTATTATCAACAACATAAACAACTAATACACCAGATTTGCTTGATGTATAAGTTGATTCATCGAACGAAGAACCGTCATCAACACCATCTTGTCCAGGCTTCTCTAACGTGCCTATATCCGTCTTTTCTGGCGCATCTGTTGCATTAGTAATATGAATAATCCTAGATGTGTTAACTGCGCTTAAAACGCTATCTATGGACTGCTCATACGATTCAATTGCTTTACCGTAATCATCTGTAAGTTTAGACTTTTGCCAATTTGTTGTTGAATTACCTTTAACAAGGTCAGCGCCATTGATTTGTTGTTCAACTTCGTTAACACGTTCAAAAATCGCTTGCTCTTTTTCAACTATTTTATCGACTTCAGCTGTAACAGCTTGTGTTGCACTAGTTTGCGTCGCAGTAATAGCTTGTATAGCTTCGTTTTGCTTGATTTCGATTTGTTGAATGCCTTTTGTCGCACTATCATTCACTTTTGCTATTAACGTTTGTGTATCAGCCATATTTTGCTTTAATTGGTTAAAGTCTTTACCGACAGCTTCGATAGTATCTTGAATAGATTTGATATAAACAAGCTTTGTTATACCATCAAACCCACTAACTAAATCATTTTCAATATTGAAGCTAAATTGACGTTCAACAACAACATTATTACTCCCGTTTTGTGTAAAGAATGCCTGAGCATGCACCTTGCCTGAATGTTTTAAAAATTCATTCGGTATCACATACTGCAAACGCCCATTAATTGCGTCTACTATCGTTAATTCGTCTGAAATATAAGCGCCTCTATCTACGTTATAATCATCGGTTTTTAACACGATAGATGTCTTAACATGTTCAGAACTTATAGATAACGGTCTGTTATTCTTAGTTACTGCAAAATTTAAAACACCAGTTCCTCTATCTGATTCATAGAAACTGATGTTTGTGTCAATAATTGGATTATATTGTGATGTTGTTTGTAACTCGATTAAGTTATCGTCTTTCGAAAAATTATCTACTATCATTATTCAACCACCTTTCCCTCGAATAAACTCCATTTACCAACGCCACCAGTACCAAAGTTTCTAACTAAAAATTGATGTGCAGACGGGAAATTATTACGTCTTAATACTTGTGTTGTGTTACCCGGTGTATTCGATTTTACTTCTAATATCCAACCTGCAATACCTTTAAAGTCTTTAGGAAAATCAGTAAATCGTTTTGATTCTTCAGTAGTGATATAGAAATCTAAACCAACGATTTTTAAATCTGATAATTTTGTAATATTCTTAGGGATATGTTCCCAATAACCGGCGTTTTGCGGACAGAAATTCCATGCTCCGTTGTTTTTCTTATTGAAAATGTCAATGACACGTTCGAATTTAAGCATATTTCTACCTGTGCTGTTTCTGGTAAGTACTTGTCTTAGAGCACCATTATAGTGTCCAGGCAGTACATCAAAGAACCAACCTGCATCTCTAAACGCTTTCGGTAACGGGAAATCTAACGCATTTTGTGTGTCTTGCGTATAGATATAGTAATGACCAACTTCCGTAATATCACTTAGATATGCTGGGTTTTGTATTGGTAACGGTTTAACACGTCCGCCTGAATCAGTCATCGATACTTGAGGTGCAATGTTTTTTAAGAATTGGTTAACACCTCTTTGGCCGATGGAATAAATTGAGTGATGTCTGTTGTTACCAGGTCCAATAGTTACCCCTATTAAAAGCGCTTTGCGTCCTGTTTCTAGATCGTAATACATATCTAGACCCTCAGCTTCTTGGAAGTCTCCTTTAAAGTTATTATTCACACCACCAATATCGATACGTCGTTTAAATAACAATTCTTTTGTTTTTATATCGAAACCTTGTAAGTAGTTAGGGTTGGCTGTATTCGAATCACCTGTATACCAATATAAGATACCTGCATCATAAGTGATACCTTGCATAGGTTGTGTATCTGAAGTGTATTCCATAGGTATATCCATTTGATACAATACTTTGTCTATACCTTTATCAATATCGTCAGCACTTCTTACTTCAATGAAATTCAATGAATTCTTAGCTTGTCTTTCAGAAGCTTTATATTCACGTCTGAAAATCATTAAATTTTCTATAGGATTATAAATCGCTGACGTATATCTGTCGTTAAATATATTCGGCATGACATCTTGCATTTCATTACCATAAGTTATTTCTCCAGTTCTATATTGGAAACGTACAAACTTGTTGTTTTTGTTACTGTCCAATACAGCTGAATAAATCCATAATTCTCCATCAATGTATCTATACGCATTGTGTGTACCGTGACCGCCGTTTTTAACAAGCAATCTATCAATAAATTGTCCGTTGGGCTTCAATCTAGATAACATGTAATGATTACCTGGACGAGCTTGCGTCATATAAATAATTTTCGTTCTAGGGTCTACCCAAAATGATTGCATTACTGCATTTGTATATGGCGATAAATCAGTGATAAATTCCGGTTCTTGCTCTTTTGGTTCGAATCGGTATTCTGTCGCTCGATATTCTTTATAGTGTTCATCTACAGCTTTCTCAACCTTTTTAGTGAAAGCATCTAGTGTTGAATAATCATGATACAAACGATCTTGCAATGTCTTATGACCATAACCTGTATTATCAATACGCGCGTCTTTTACTTCATTGATACCGTCGCCGTTATGGCCTAGAATCATATTGCTAAAACGGCCATTTAAATACGTTAAATAATCTTCAACACTGTCATTCAAGTATTTAATTTGTTTCGCTGAGTGTGCGTATATTTCTTCTTTTTGATGGTATATAAACATTTTCTCAAGTTTGCTCATACCTTCATCTAACAAGCGATAGTTATACTCATGTTGAGCAACTATTTTCCGACCTGTCATTGAATGTAAACTTGTAATTAATCCGTAAGCCATTGGTTGCCTCCTTTAGTCGTAAAAACTGTAATAATCCTTGATTAACTCGTACATAATAACCTCGTGACCTTTTTCGTTAGGGTGTAAGCCGTCCTCCATGCTCGCTTTCCTAAAAGCTGGATTGTATGGCTTAAAGTAATCTGTGTGATATGCGTCAAACACTGGTACATCTAACTCACTACAAGCTAATATTTGAGCGTTTACATAGTCCTCAAGTGTTAACCCTAGTTTGTTTTTGTCCGTGTCTTTACGGCGTATTGTTGTACCACTCATAGGGCATTGTCTTGTAGCTGTCATCACTAGTATTTTTGAATCTGGATTATTCTTTCTAATAACTTCAATTGCAGAACAAAAGGCACCGTAAAACGTTTTTGTATCCGTTTTATCAGTGCCTATCGGTACGCCTGCCCAATAACCGTGTAACCAGTCATCATCAGTGCCTTGTAATATGATTAGGTCTCCTCTTATTTGCTCTGCTTGTCTATAAATGCTGTTTTCTACCGCTTCTTTACCTATTGGAACTGTTGCCATTGTTGCGCCACCTCTTGCAAGATTAGTCGTTTTAGCTTTCAATTTCTTGCCTAACATTTCTGTGAAATTAGTTTTTGCGTGCGACCCTCTAGCTACAGAGTCGCCAATCGTTCCAATTGATTTGATGTTTCTTATACTTGATTGACTAGTAAAGTCGTACATGATCGTACCATTAGCAGTTGTAACTGTTTTAGTATTCATCTTATCGACTTTAGCGTTTATTTTTTCATTCTGCTTAACCAATTCATTATTTATAGATAAACTTGCGTTAACTTTTGCGTTTAATGCTTTTAGTTCTTTAGATGGGTCGGATTTTGTAGATTTTACGCTTTTAACATAATTTGCAGCATCATGAACTGCTTTGTTATAACGATTACGCCTTGTAAAGTCTCCTAATACTACATCTTGCTTAGTGATATTATTGTACGCATCTCTATGTGTAGTGATTTCGACTATTCTCACTAAGTCGTTATATCCTATGGCAGAATCCACCACTCTAACAACATCACCTATTTTAGGGTTAGCTTCTGGGAAATGTTCACGTAACGCTACAAAGTCTAAGGAAATAGAAGCAGTGACACTTTTCTTTATCAATAACTCCATTGCTTTTTTTAAACTATCTTCTTTTTTAATACGTCCATCAACAAGCGGTGGCGCTTCTCTTTTACCTATCAATTGTGCTAATGGATGAGTGAATTCAATTTGTAGTCCCGCTTCTGCAAAAGTCTGTTGTCCATCAAAATCACCATAACCTTTAATAAAGGTATAACATTTAGATGCATCTTCTTGTATTTTGACGTTATCAGCATTCACACCAGCTTTAATGTAATAATTGGCAAACTTAGATAATTCATCATACAAATGAAACGTTTTAGTCTTTGCATCGTATTCATATTCGAGATGATAACGCTCAAGTCCTTTTTTTAAGATTTCTAATCGTGTATCTCCTTTGCCTAATCCCTCGAATTTAGATGCATCTACTTTTGGATGTAATACATACTTATAACCCATTCCTTTAAAGACAGTATTGAAGAACTCAACGCCTGTAAAACTTTCGTTATACTCTTGGTAAATCCTAGAATTGTTAAGGTCATCAAGTTCTTTTTGTCTAGCTTTGATATCAAGCCTTATTTTTTCGCCAATAGTAGACTTATCAAGTATGACAATTACATATTCGTTGAAATCATCTTCACCTTCAACATGAGTGATCGTCCACATTTTAGTTATAGCACCTATTGCGTCAAACGTACTCGCGTTCTCGATAATAGTTAGATCCAAAGAACTATCTTCATTTAGCTTTTTACTTACTTTTGTACTAACATTAATAGCGTGCCCTACACCCTGTAGACTTTTTAATAAAATTGGCATAGGCTACTCCTTATCTAAAATATAATTTGTGTCTAAATGTAATTTGTTTCATTACTTTATTAGACTTGAATCGATTCCAGCCTGGATATAAAACCGGTTGTTCTAAAGTTTTATTAAAAGAATCTATATTTAAATAACCTCTATAGGTATGTTTACCGTCGAAGATTATTTTATCTCCGGCTTTTAAATCAACTTCCTTAATAACTGAGATATTTCCTTTATCTGTATAGAAAGTGAATCCATCCTTATCATTAGCTTTAACATCTTCGGCTAACTCTATTTCAACAACATTAAACTGATTAAACTGTGTTAAAGGAACATCACCGTTATAATAAACTTCTCCTGAGTTAGTGTTGTAAAATGTCATTTGACGCCTCTTATCACCTTCGTTTGTAGGCAATCTATCAGGTACCGACCATTTTTCAGGGTCGTTATCACTTTCAAGATCAGTACTATAACCGACACTTTCAAAGTATGGTAGTTCGGTTGTTTCAAACGACAAAGAAAATTCCCCTGATGTTTGAGTTGTGTTAAAAGAAACTTCACTTACTAGTCCTACAAAAAGTTGTCGTCCATCAACATAATCAAGCTCAAATGCTTGTTTGTCTTTTGGTATATCTAATATATGCTCATACTTAATTGAATTGTCTGGTGTAGCTAATTCTCTTAAATAAAAACGTCCAGCAAATAGCGCTTGGACGTCTGACTTTAAATGTGAAGCATAAGCAATTTTAGGTACTTTATACCTTAGCTTAAGCTCTACTTTTTTAAGTTCTTCTTTAGCATAATTATGAAATCTACCATCAATACCTTCTATATCAGAATAGTTGCGATGATATCCTGCGCCTGTAACATTATATTCAACTACTTCTAAATGATCATAAGTAAAAGGATTGTCACTGACGCGATACTGCGTTCCATTTCTTATTACTTCTATATCATGCGCTATCAACTAACAAACCTCCCTTATAATAAGTTGAAACTTCCGTCTATAGCGTCTATATCATCAATGCGTGATTTAATTAAATCAAGGTCACCCTCATTTCTAATCGTTACATTCACAATAGGCCTATTATTTTCTTTTAAGCTATGTTGAACATCGCCTGACATGTGTCTATCAAAAGTGGTGCTTATCGGGTCTCCTATACTATCTGTTAATGTAGATGATAGTTCTTTGTTAAAGGCGCTACCGAAATCTGTAGCAATAACTTTAGCTTGTGATACTGCTAAACCTTTGCCTAAACCACTACCTCCACCATGACCGCTCACGAATGAAGTTACAGAATCCCAAGCTGATGAAATCGCATCACCTACTGCACTAACAACTCTGTGTGCAGCGTTAGCTACACCTTCAGCTACTTTGCCGATTAATTCCGCGCCAGCGTTCAAGAAATCGCCGAAAAAATCTTTGATTCTATTAAGTGCATTTCTCATGCCGTCGCCTACATTTGAGACAACTCTTTTAAATCCATCAGCTACTTTGCTTGCAAAGCTTGTGACAGTGTTCCAAATATTAGAAACCCATTCAGAACCTTTAGAAATAATATAGCTTAAAGCCAATCCCATCAAACTAGATATACTCGATGCAACTCTACCGAACCAATCAGTAACACTATTCCAAATATTACTAACAAAATTAGTGATTGTACTCCATATCTGCGACCAACTTGTGCCAAACATTGATAATGTTCTATCCATGACACCAGTTAAAAAGCCGATAATCGAATTCCAAACTGATTGCATGTATTGCCAAATGGTATCAAGTACATTGGAAATCGTAGTTTTAATTGTCTCCAAAGCACCCGAGAAGTCGCCAGTAAGAAACTGTATTAAAGCAGTAAGCAAGCCTACTATGATTTGGACTGCTACTGATATCACTGTTCCTATGGCTTGGAACGCAATTGTAATTAACGTCCATAAACCTTGTATGATATTCATAACGTTTGTGATGATACCTATGACTAAAACACCTAATACTTGCATGAATATTTGCCCTAGCATTTGTAATATAGGCATGATTGGTTGCAACGTTGTTTGAATTTTGCCCCACAATTGAGTTAACCAATCAACGACGCCCTGAATCGCACCAGAAACGGCTGTTTTGATACCGTTCCAAGCTTCGGTTATTGTTTTTCTGAAATTCTCGTTTGTTTTCCATAAATAAACAAGAATACCAATGAATGCGCCAATTACGGCAATTACTGCTAATACTGGCACAGAAATACTTGTGAAAACACCAGCTAATAAACCGAACACTTTACTTACCAAATCAGTTATCCTAGTTAATTCCAGTATTCTTGTGACAATATTTAATAAAGTTACGCCAAACACATTACTTAATACACTGCTAACAGCTGCAATCGGAGCCATTAAAGCCCAAAATACGCCACCTAAAATACCGATAACACCGATAATTTGAGCGACTGCTGGGTGTGCTTCGAATAGTTTGGCGATAAATCCAGCTAAATTAGTAATGAAATCTAGTAATTTACTAGCTATAGGAGCCATTGCAGTACCAAATGCCACTAACGCTTTTACGATATTACCGATTAACTGCATAATAGTGGGACCATTCTCTTGAACGTAACTGATAAAGTCTTTAAATCCTTGTGATTGTCCTACTTGTTCTGACCATGCTCTAAATTGAGAAGTTAATTTAACTAACCAGTCAAAAATGTTAGAACTGTTTTGAGCAAAAGCAATCATTAAATTACCAATACCAGCGAACACATTGCCAAATATCTGACCAATCTTAGGTAAGTTAGTGGTAGTGTAGTCAATAAACGCTTTAATAGCATTCTGACCAGCCACACTATTAGCCCAATTTTGGAAAGCTATAGACATGTTCTGTAGTCCTTGAGACACAAATTTGAACAACGGCATTAATTGAGTGAAAATGTTAATTAATCCGTCGCCAAATCTTCCTGCAGCGTTCAATAAATCTCCGAAGATTGCGCCACCTATGCTATTCAATGCTTCAAATGCTTTCTTAGTTGTTTCAGAATGTTTAACCCAATCCTCAAACTTGCGTGCGTTTGCTTCAACCAGCATAGATACTTCGGATAAGAATGGTTTTAATTGAGACATCGCACTTGTAACACCTCTGATACCTGCTGACATCGCATTAAAGATACTTGCTTGATTCTCTTTAACAATATCACGCCATGTAGTTTTTAACTGATCGCTCGCATCTCTAAAGTTTTGAACTTCTTTTGTTACTGCCAATGTTCCATCTTCAACCATTTTAAGAGCGCTAATAGCCATTGCACCAAAGCCAACAACTCCAAGACCTGCGACAGAGAATGCGCCAACTAAACCTAAAACGCCACCACCTAATACACCAACCGCATTAAGTACTGCCATTATTGCAGGTACTAACCCGGCAATCACTGGTATCAATGCTTGTATACTAGCAATCATTAAGCCTTTAACTTGTTGTGCAAAAATTGTACCAAATGTACGAATTTTAGTAGCTAGCGCGTCCATTTTCTCACTATAATCAGTTAAGGACTGATTCAGTGCCTTAGTTAAAATTTGGGTTTTTGTCATACCTCTCGTATCGAAATTAACTTTTATTGTTTTGTTGTGTAACGTGGCCAACATCGTTTTTGCACTAGCAATTGCACGTTTTAACGGTGAATTATTACCATCTATTTTAACGTTATGTTCACGCCATTTTTGCGCCATAGCTTTAGCGCGTTGTAAAGCTCTTTGGAATCTTGAAATATCTGCTTTTACATCTGTTTCAATTTCGTTTGGTACAGACGTCTTTGCTAATCGTTGAGCTTTCCTTACGTTGCTTTGGAAATCTCTAATATTGGCCATAATCTTTGCCATAAAATGAGTATCCAAAGGCTAACCTCCTTTCGATTCAAGGAATTTTCTTGTACCTTCTTTGAAGAGTTCACGTCTTCTTTTTTCTTCTTCTAATCTAGCTTTTTGTACACGAGCATAGCTACCAGGTTCTCTTATTTCGTAACGTTGTTTCTCAATGTCACGAATCATACTAGTTAGCCTCTTAGAAGCTTGTACTAAGCCGTTAGCTTGCGCTTGTTCAATTAATAATTGTCTTTGATCTAGGTACCTATCCTGACCACCAATAAGCCAATCACGCCATTCAGCAGGTGTTAGTGCTAACAATTCATGTTCAGGGATATATCCTAAATATCTAGCTGTCAGTTGCCTTATTTTTGAGTAATCGTGTAAGGTTCTGCGCCCATGATTTCCTTGTAATTCTCTTTCATCATTTCTATGCCTGCTTTCGTCATTTCTTTGTCCTCGCTTTTGGCCATATTCGGTGCTTTGTTCAATGTCATCCAGTACGAGCGACTCTCCCTCTTGAAAAAACCACTATTGTTAAGTTTGTCCAAAGCCCCTTGTAATAACGGCAAAGTATCCTCGTTTTCAGTGATGAAATCATCAATCGCTTTTTCTAATTGTTCTCGAGTTGGTGGGTTTTTTAAATAAGCAGTAGCACATTCCCAAAATTGTAAAATCGCTTTGTTTCTAGATTCTAGCAAACCGTTAAAGATAACATTGAATCCTGGCATTGCTCCTTTTCTCCCATCTTCGCTATCTTCTGAGAATTTTTCAGCTTTTCGGTCAAATGCAAATGTTACTTTTGCTTCTACTTCGTAATCTTTTTCTCCGTCATTAATTTTTAATGTTGTAATTGGATTAAATTCAGTCAAAATATATACCTCTTTTCAATTTTTTTATAAAAAAATAGGGAGCTTACGCCCCCTTGATCTATTAGTTTACATAGAATGGTCTTCCGTGCGTGAATCAGATACAACACTAGCTTTCTTTTGATTCTCGAATGTTCCGACTTTTTCGCCGAATTTTTCGTATTCAACTGTAGGCGCACCTGCAGCTTCAAACCACTCTTTCGGCAAGTTATCTTCAGCACCTTCTGCTGTATTCCATTTAACTTTTAATGATAGTTCGATTTTGTCACTTTCATCATCAAACGACATTTCAAATGATTCTGGAACAACATAACCAAACATTCCGTGATGTTTACCGTCTGCACGTTTATTACGCTCATAAAGCCATATACGCAACTGTCCACCTGTTTGTACAGCGTGTTTCACTGCTTCAATTCCTTTATCTCCAGGCACATTACCAATTGTTAATTTAAATGATTCTGACATTGCATTGGGAGAATAGTCCGTTTTACCGCCTCGTACTATTTCAGCTAAATCATTTTCAATCGTATGTCCACCTTCTTGTAAGTCAGCTAATAATAAAGATTCTACTGGATCTAAATCAGTTTCAGCTGGACGTACAACTGCTAAATAGTTTTTTTGCGCCATTTAATACACTCCTTCGTTTTTCTTTTTATGTCTGTACTTAAATAAAAGCCGTATCGTGCCATGCTTAGTAAACCTGTCTATATCAGGGAATACTGCTTGACTATCGATACGGCTATATTGGAATTCGTAATTTTCTATTTCTATAGGTCTGTTAAGCACATAACCTATCGCGCTTAAAATGAGCTTAGCCTCGTATTGTGTAGCGAACTGCGAATACACATGTATGACAATACCGACTGTTTCTCTCATTGTTGCGCTAGATTCGTTGTTAGTGACGTTCGATTCACCCACAACAATATATGGGTAAACAGCGTCATCTTGAACAACGTCAAAGACCCTATCATAAACTAGTTTGTTAATGTTAGGGTCTGAGATTAATCTTTTATATATTTGATTTGTAAGTTCAGGTTCAACTGATACCCACATATTTTACCACCTCTATGAAAAATACTGCTCGAATGTCTTGCGTCCTGCGTCAATTGCAGGATTCCAAAACGGCTGTGGCTCTTGACCATATGTTGTGTACCATTCGCCGTCATCACCTTCAAAACTCCACGGAATCTTTGTAGCACGACTACCACCAGGACCAGTAGCATATATACCAGTACCGTATTCAACGTATATTGCATAATCTGCGCCGACACTTATAACACTGGATAACCCACCGTCGAAATATTTAAAGTCAATACTTTCTTTTAAAAAACCTAAGTCAACAGGAGCTAATGCTACAGCAGTGTTGTAAATCTTCGTCGTTGTTTTAGCAATACCTTTTTTAACCCACTCTTCTATTTTCTTATCGAACTTATCCAATTCAACAACCATGCTATCAGCACCGTACTTAACTTTTGCCATATGGCACCTGCTTAAGTCGTAGTAACTTAATTTCATGTTGTCCGCCCTGATCTACAGAATCACCTTCAATACTAAAGATTCTACCCTCATACTCAAATAAATTGTTTTTAGATATTGGCAAGTCATAAGGTAGATATAGGTTTCTGTCATATTCTTGTGACATTTGATGAAATTTTAGTTGTTCAGATGTAGTAGGCGTATCCATAAATCCTTTAATTGTTTTATCGCTTACAAAGCGCTCTTGTATAATTGGATACTCTCCTACTTTTTTGATACTTCCAATAGAAATAGTGTGAGGGAATTCGTCGTATGGGTTAAACACAAACAACACCTCTACCTTATTGGTTTAAACGGATGAAACTTTGCTCGTTTATACCTGTTTAATACTCCACTAATGTAATCAGGGACACCATCGTTATAAGTGTACGACACTGTCCCCATACTTCTTGACTTTAAATTCTTTTTAACTTCAGGTCGTTGATAATACTCTAGGACATCTGCGACATACTTTTTGATTGAGTAAGGATAAATGACTTGACCATCTTTCATAAAATCATTGTTTGTTATATCCCTAACATCTTCTAGTATTCCGTCAACTTCCATCTTAAATATTTCTTCTTCATCACTTTTAACTTCCACTCCATTTTTCTTGAGTAAAAGTTTAACATCTTCATAAAGAGTCATTTTTATCACTCGCTCTTATCAGACGTAGTACGGCGTGATTTAACCTCTTTGTAACCGACAAGACTGTAATAAGAGTCAAACGCCTTCTTTGTAACAGTAATGGTCATATTGTCTTTTTTTACCTTAATCTCTTCTGCAGGATTAGCCATCATATCTCCTCCTATTCAGTTGGTTTAAGCGTTGCGAACGCTTCTGGTTTAACGTTCATGTATGCAATATGCATCGTCGCACGTAAAGCGAACATATCACGTTCAAATAATGATACTGGTTGGCCAGAAGCATCTGATGCTTGTAACGTCGTTAACGTGGCATCTTCAGAAATTGCATACTCAATACCTTGTAAGATACCGTAACGTGCGTAATCCCAATCACCCATTAGTGCTAATGATTTCTTTTTGTCGTATACATCCGCTCCAGTATAAGATAGTGGTAATCCCATAATCTCGTTCCCGTTAGCATCAAATAATGGTCTGTCATTAGCATCTAAAGCATTACGCATTTTACTTCTGAATGAACGTGTAGTTAATACTCCGTTTGGATCTAACTCTTCATCTTCAATAGTAGCCATTAATGCCGAAAGGTCTACGTATAAATTATTAGTATCTGTAACAACGTTACCTTTCTCTTCTGCGCCTTCAACAAGCGGTTTACCACTAGTTGAAGTGTTATAAGGTGATTTAGTACCAAAGATAACAGCTTGGTCAAACGCTTTGTAAAACGCCTCTGCAATTAGAGGTTTAACCTCATTAAAGAAATCTTTTGCAGTCCATTTAAGAAACTCTTTTGATAACGGAATAATTACACCAATTTTCTTAGCTTCCATTTCTGCTTGTGCATATTCAGGCTTAGAAGTTTGAATACGTTCCGTTTCTGATACCCAGTAGGCGCCTACACCTTTTGCTAAGTAAGTAAATTTTTTCTTTTGTGCTGTCATTGGCTCATTTTTAGCTAATTTCATAATTGCTGAATTAGCCATAATGTCTTTCATGATTAAAGTACCTTGTTCTGCTGGAATAACGCCGTTTTTAAAATCCGATAAAATAACATTGCCTGGCGTGTATGTTGGAGTTGCCATATTTTATTACCTCACTTTATTTTCTAATATTGATTTCTTTCGCCATTTCTTCAATGGACTTTACATTTGAAGGGTCTAAATCTTGATTTCGTGATTCTTTAACATCTCTTCCACTCGATTTAAATTTAGACTCAACACCTTTTTGAACATACTTGTCAAAGGTTTCTTTTAAAGCTTTTAAGTTTTGCTCAGTATCTTCATCAGAATCGCCTAAAAATCTATCAACTAAGGATGTTGGTAAATTTAGTTCCTGCGCTTTACCTAGCGCGTTACTTCTTAACTTCTCACGTTTTGCCTCTGCGTCGCGTTTTTCTAACTCTTGTTCAAGAGCACTAATACGTTTTTGTTCTTCTGATTGCTCAGGATTACGCTTCCGTACTTCTTGTTCGATTAGATCCTCAAGATTTTTCTCTTTCCATGATTCTAATCCTTTCGAATGATAACGATCTAATTCAGGTTGAATGAATCGTTTACCTTCTTCTGTATCTAAAAAGCCTTTAACGTCATCAACAGACACCGTCTTAAGTCCCTTTAGATAATCTTTTACTTCTTTATCGTCTTTGTGTTCTTCAAAAAAAGACTTAACTTCTTCGATATTCATATATCAAAACTCCTTTTTGCCCTTCGCGTACCCTAACAGTCCGAAAAGTGCATAATAAAAAGCAGTTTAACGACATGCTAAGGTCGATAGATACATTATTTCTTTTTCCTCTTGTGTTTTTCCCACTCACGATAATTCATGAATGGTATAACTTCATTTTCACCATCATCATTACGCACTCTCATCACAGTGGGTAATTCATCTTTATCAATGTAATAGAGTAATTTACAACGACAGTTGATATTTTCTTTCGCACTGTTTACACCGATAAATAGCTTTGGTGCTTGTCCAACGCACCCACTTGATTGAAAGTTTTGGTCTATTTCCACTGATTCCCCATCTAAATGACGATGAGTATCACGTGTTCGTGTATCTTTAGTAGCATTCCAACGTTTCTTCATCTTCAAACCGTTATCTTTAGCAACCATTGCGCTATCAAGTCCAGCTTGTGACATTGCTCTGCCTGCTTCTGTACGAGCCACACGCAATGATTGAGCTTTAGACATGCCGACATCATCACGTATTGCTTTAGCTATCTTAGAGTAACCCTCTCCACTCATAATACCTTGTGTAATGTGCATACGTATCTTTTTCAATACTTCATCACGATGTTTTTGTAGTGTTGGCATTAAACGAATGAACTCAATAGGTTGTTCAATAGCTGATTTGATTACCTCTTTACTCGGAACATCAAACTGCATAGATGTTTGACTCGCCATTTCATATAAATAAAGGCTCATAAGGAATTTTTCTATATAAGCATCTTCTTGTGACTTCTGAATCATCTTAGCTACTTGCCTATAGTCATCAGTCAACATTGTACCTATACGAGTTAACTCCTTATTGAGCCTGTTGTATTTATTGAATTCAGTCCATGTAACATACACATCATCATTTTGATATTTCTCAAACATATCTGCGATGATTTGTTTTATCTCTTTAAGTCGATTAGCAAATAGTTGTTCTATTGGTTTTTCTGCTTTAGAGATTAAACCCTCGATATACTCATCAATATCATTCTGATTGGTTATTTTGGGATTTGTCATTTGCGTCACCTTCATATATGTCAGGTAATTTGTCATTAAATTCAAGACTTTCTTTTTCCATTTCGTCTAATTCGTAATCAACATCATCAACTAGTTGTGATTGTCCCAACCTTGTTCGTTCTGAAACTTGCCCCTTAAGGTTAATTAGCACTTGTGATTCTTCTAACTTATTAACTGGAATGTTTCGAGTGAACTTAAATATCAGATTTAAATAACTATCATCATTTAAGTTGTACCCTTTACGCTTTAATGCAGATAAAATAACTTTGAATTGATACCTCAACATAGCTGTCATCTTACGCTCAAACGTCATACACTTGTTCTCTAAAGCCATAAGCTTAAGTTTCATTCCAATGATAGGTACATTTCCATTAAACTCGTCAGAATTAAAGTTTACTGACTTTGCAAAACGCATGATATTCTTTTCGATTCGATCTAAATGGTTCTCAATCATTGTGTCATTTACATCTTTTGTTAAGTATTTAACGTCCATATCTTTGTCGAACAACTCAAATACGCCACTCTTTTGTGTTTCTTGAATCATTCCTTCACTCATACCCATACCGCGTAACACAAGGTATGCTAAACGTGTCTGACTAATCTCACTTGATGCATCGCTCATTGTTAAATCATATGCGTCAATTAAGTGAATAACCTTTTCAGCATCTCCTATCATCTCTTTGTTGTTAGGTACACCAAACAATGGATTGTAATCAAATAAATGTTCATATCGTCCAACTTCTTGCAAAGCGTCAATACCTTCTCCTCGAAATACATAATAATAAGTATTATCGTAAAACTCTGCGTACACATAATCAGTGCCATTATCATCATCTTTTTCATAAAAGTAGCGCAATGAGTATGTAGGTTCTAAAATATTGTCGCCAACAAAAATAACATTATAGGGATCTATATTCTTAATCCTAATATCACCATTCGTATCAATATATGCTAACCTAGCACCATATCCGCAAATTGCTGCCATTTTACCTATTTCAGAATCCTCATCATCAACACTATTTCTAATGGCAAAGTTGGTTATAAACTTTTTCAACTTTTCGTTTTTTTCTGCGTTTTCATCTAAATCATAAGTAACAGGAACACCATGTAAATAACCAACACGTGTATCAACAATTTCGCTGTCAAAAGAGTTGTTAAGTTTGTTATTAACAGACACGTCTAATCGCCTTACATTTCCACCAGTTTCAAAATCTTCTTTTTCTTCAATTGGTCGACGTTTGAATATTGGTACATAGTCAATATGTGTCTTGTATCTATTATAGAGATTAACCATTCTCTCTCTATCGTCTTTATGTGACTCTATTAGAGCCTCAATATGCTTAGGCAATATTCCTTGTGCTTCAATATCATCTATTAACTTATACAATGTCATTTCCCCCTCCTTAATCGTTCAGGTTTAGTATGTGTGTATATGGCATATCTTAACGAGTCCAACACGTCATCAAATTCTTTTATAGGCTCTCCATTTGTAGGGTGCCAAACGTATTTAAATACCTCTTGCTTAAACCTATCCATATTATCATATAGAACAAGTAACTTGTTTTGTTTGAACAACTTAGCAACTTCTTCTACACCCGATAGTTTACTTTTATCACCGTTAATTGCACGTAATCTATGTCTTCTAAATTCAGTGATGTATTCAGGTCGTGCAGTATCGCAGTAAAAATTAATATTGCCATATCTACTTACAATATCTTTTGCAATATCCACCCAATCATCAATAAACTTAAATTGGTGTGCGTGCTCCTCAATAAAATAAAAGTTACCATCTATACCTCGTCCTATTAACACAATAGATCCGTAATGCTCGTAACCCCAGTCGACACCAGCAAAGTATTCTTTGATAGGTATGTCGTCCAATTCATCTGCTTTAATCGTATTCTCATTCAAATCAAAGTCGGCATATACTACACCGTCGCCAGACACCCACATACCATTGATATTACGTTCATAGAACATACCTGATGGTGTTGAAGCCTTGATAGACTCTTTATATCTATCATTAAGAAAGTTATTGTCATCAAGCTTAAATTGATAACTCAGTATACCTGCTTTAGGATCTGTATTTTCAATATAATCTTTCAACAACCAATGCTCGGGATGGTCAGGGTTGGTATCTACCAATATTCTTGCACCAGTTCCACTACAACGTGACTTAATCTCGTCAAACACTTCTTCATGCGCTAACGACGCTTCATTGATATATGCACCAAACGATGTCATACCACGTATTGCTCCTATACCACTTACTTTACTGTGACCTGTCTGAACCACTTGAACGCCAAATAACATGAATGAATTGTATTTATCAAAATTAAACTCAATGCCGTATTTGTTAGTTAACTCTATTAGTACGTTTTTTTGGATTGTACCTAATGTTGCACCAGCAAGTATATATTGAGGTGTCTCAATTCCTTCTTCGTCTGCTATCTTTCGCACGCGCATTAACTCACGTAAAAATAAGTCATTATTTAATATTGTTTTACCTGTACGCTTAGCTCCGTGATTAATTAACATAAACCAATCTTGTTTTTGCGTTTGCTTCAATATTTCAATTTGTTTGTCCGTATATAAAGATTTAAGTTTATTCATTGACGATCACTTCCGTTATTGCGTCGTGAAGTTGTTTGATTTTATCTTCTGTGCCACTGTCACCTTTATCTATTTGTTCAATCTTCTTCTCAAGCATCTTAATCTCAGTTTCTATTTTCTTGTTAGCTAAAACTTCGTTACCTAACGTCATTCTATTCATACCATCTAAACTAGCGAGGAATGCATCAGCTGTCGCTTTCTTCACTCCCTCTATTTCAATGTCATTCTTAGCTACATTCTTTAGCCACTCATATTCTTCAAAAGCCTTTTGGCGTGTCCATTTTGATTGTTCAGCTGCTTCTTGACGCAATTCTTCATACCTATCTAAAATCGCACTATTCTTACTCAACTCAAAAGCTCGGCTATCTATATAATTATCACTTTTACCTTTAGTCGAATACCCTGCGTCAATATATGCTTTCCGTTGGCTCTTGCCCTCGATGAGTCCTAATACAAACTTTTCTTGCTTCGGTGTTAATTTAATCAATTGTTTTCACTGTATCACACGCCTTTACGTTAATTACTCTAGTTATTTTAAATACAAAAATGCCCCTACATCTTGTGCAGGAGCTACGTTCAATAAATGTGAAAGGAGGAAAATAGTTATGACTCAAATTGCAAGAATTAAACTACCCACCATATAGGCAGGCAGTAAGTGATTAATAGCGTAACATATCAACTTTACATGTTTGTCACTTCTCAATCACATCGATGAGAACATCTAATGTGGCTATTACCCCACGTCTTAAGATAATTCTTACAAATCAATTATATAAAATTAATTCACAGTTTAAAAATAGTGTCATTTTCGTCATTTCTGTCATTTTTGTCATTTTCGTCACTGTAGTAGATAAATCTTTTCTGCTAACTCATCACGGCGCGCTAAGAAGTTGTTTCTGTTCAATTTAGAGTTAGGCATCTTCTTGATAATTGCATCTCTGTTATAACCTTTCTTCAACAACTCTAAGAAGCAAAAGTCAACGTGTCCTAATCTCTGTTGTGATTGATTTATAAACTCAACTTCTTTTAACATCTGCGCATACCTTTTATTTGCTCTTTCAAGCCTCACAACAACATCTTCAACTTTGCTTGAATTTTCCCCTTGTGGTTTCGGTAACGTCGCTTGTATACCATACTGTGCGATTGAATTGCTATCATATTCCGGTATTACATCAGCTAACACATTACACTTCATTTTATGTGTGCCTATCATATTAACAATTGACTCTTTGCTATACATCTACTCTGACACCTCCGCTCTCATCAAATCATACTGATCGCTCAACTTTGGGAAGTCGCTCGGCGCCTCTACATCATCATTAGCCGTCATCATAATATATACTTGCTCCGTTACATACTTACCTAGCTCATACATTGCTAGTAAGAATATTAGTCTTAATATTTGTTTAATCATCATTGTCATCTCCTGTATCAATCAAAAAAAGTACCTGTCTCAACATACTCTTTAACTGTTGTTCATTTAGACTGGCTAACATAGGGCTGTAAAATTCACTATCTTCATCTTTAACAGTTTTAATAAAACAGCCTTCAATCTCAGCTTTTTCTTCTGGCGTTCCATTTTTATACGTCTTAAATACCTCGGTGTGCTTTTCTGGTAATTTCATTTTAGGTGTGTTAAACATTATTATCTCCCCTCTTTAATGATTTTATTTCTTTTCGAACAAAGAACCTAATACTTCTTCACTAGGTCTTTCGAATAAGGTCACTTTAGAATTATTAGTGTAGTAAACAATAGGTGTATTTTGTGACTCATACTTCTCTTTCGCTTCTTCTTTACTCTCTGCCTCAACAACTGTAAACCTTTGATTACTCTTAGCTTTAGTTATGTGTGTATGTTTACGTCCTGTTGAATCTTTGAATGTTGTGACTAAGTATTGTGTCATTCCTCATAGCTCCCTTGAACTTGTTTGAGCTTACTCATAAAAAACATTACTAAAAATGCTATTAAGATATGCGTCTTTTGATGTTTATAAGCAAATGTAGATATCATAAAGATAGTAGCAAGCATTAACATTTCATATATGTTTGTGTGTATAGTCTTTTTACTCTTAAGAAAAATAATTGCTATGCGATAAAAGAGATAAACGCCAAACCCTATTAAAAATATTTCTAACATGTCGCTCACTTCCCCAAAACCTCCTTGACTCGATCTAATATGTCTTTACACTCCGCTACTTCCGAAGCCTTTTGCTCCACGTTCTGAAACACTCTCGAATTCCTCCACTTGCTTTAGTTCAGGTGTCCATATAGGCACAATAACCAATTGAGCTAGTTTGTCGCCTTTGTTTATGACATAACTACCATTCATACATAAAATTTTATCTGTTACAGGTAGTCGGGCATACTTTCCATCTATCCCAGCAGGACTCCGACCAAAGTTACTCATATCCTCACTCTCTAACGTTTCATTATCATTCTTGATATTAATCCCTAAATTGCCGTGATATCCCGCGTCTATCTTGCCTGTTTCAATCACTAAATGCGTTTTACTACTTACACCACTACGGCTAGTTAATAGTCCGACATAGCCCTCTGGTATGCTTACAGCTACATCTGTTTTGATCACTGCCTTTTCTTGTGGCTCAAGTACGACAGTTTCAGCTGAGAATATGTCATAACCTGCATCCGTCTTATGATTTCGTTCTGGCATTCTAGCGTTTTCTGATAATAGCTTTACTTGTAGGATGTTAGTCATTTTCCTTGTCCTCCTCATCAATTCCAGCCAATTCATACATAACGCTCTCCATACTTTTATCTTTTAAATCTTCTGACACGAATACCTTTAAATCATGGAATTCTGTAATTATTGTTTTTTCGTCATGGTCGATGTAAATTTCTAGCGTACCATCAGCTAAATTAAAAATAGCTTTATCTTCATTTTCTTTGTATCCTTTTTCTTTTAATTTCTTCAAAGATTCATTAATTTTCATTTTCCTGTTCCTCCTCATATTCAAGCTCTCTTACTTCTCTCAAAACCTCTGACGCCCAGTCTTCTGGATACTCAACCCATTGCGCATTAATAGCTTCGCGAATTTCATCAAACGCTTGCGCTTTCTTATACACGTCCTCAATCTCTTTTAGTAATCCCTCTGTGTCATTGCCGTTATACGCACTAGCACTTATAACGGACTGTTCTATTTGTTCACGGTTATTCATTAGTGTCATCCTCCATTTGTCCTAAAAATTCGTAGAACTCATTTGTTCCGTCTAATTTGTCCATTCGGTACAATATAGCACTTGCGTTGATTTTAGCTCCCATGTTTATAGCTACTGCCTTGTTCGCTCTACTCTCAATCTGTAGTTCGTTAAGTCTAAAACGGTAAAATTCGTATCTTCCAAGCAATTCATTTTTGACTGTGCGCCACATGTTCTCCAGATCTTTGTTGCGCTCTCTTAACTTAGCTATATCTCCAATAAGCTCATCACGTTGCTTCTTGTACTCTTCACGATCTTTTAATGCTTTGTGAAGTTTATCTAATAACTTGTTAAAGTTAGTACAAAGATTTTTATATTGTTCATCTGATAAGGTGAACGTCATCTCATAACCTCCAATAGCATCTCATTTTCAAAAATATTTCCAACAATTTCAATAATATCGTCATTTTCACTTAGTAATTCAGTTACATTGCTAAAAGTTATATAAAAGGCTCCTTCTTTAAACTCGATAAAACTTACTTCTCTCGAATAACAATCTTGAACAATATCCCCTTCATAAATCTCCACACCGTGCACATCTTTAAATCCTGTGTATTGTAATAGTTTTACTTCATTGAAACTTTTATAACCTGTTGAAATCAAAATGTACCCACTATTAAAATCGATTTCGTCAATAATACTCATAACTTTTTTATCTTTATCCCAAGCTTTAAATTTCAACATCATACTAGCAACTCCCCATCTTTCCAAATCAATGTCATCGTCATGTCATCGTTTAAGATATAGAATGCTTTAGTAGGAAAAATATTGTCGTCTTCAAAACGTTCGTTCAAACTGATACCTTTGTGTAATGCGGATTTATAGACTCCTTCTTGAATCTCATATACCTCTAACAACCTATCAAACTTAGTCTCTTCCGTTACTTCTTTTTCAATATCAACTATGAAGGGGATATCAATTGGAATAAAACTTGATATCGAACACGTATTTGTATTTCGTTGAAAACGAACGGATCCATTACTAAAACCTTTTGCAAGAAAAATTTTTCCTTTTGATAGCTCCGGATTTTCTCGCGCCCACTTAATTAATTCATCTAGTCTCATTTCTTTTTTAACTTTGATTTTCATTTTTACATCTCCTTAAAATAAAGTTAGTTGCTTCTGTTCCTCATATTCCAAACCATGTTGCTTTATATATATTTCAAGCTCTTCCGCTGTATCAAATGTCTTTTTCACACCTTGCCAACCTGGCACGATATGACCGTGAAAGTAATAAGTGCCATTTACTACATGGATATGTGCCACTCGTTCGTTATCCTGATACAGATATCTCTTAGAGCCGAAAAAATGTTTTAAGTATTCTTTACGTCCGCTATCTGTCATGGTCATCACTCCCACAAGTCAAATACTCTATCGACGTAAAACTTCGCCTTTGCTAAATCCTCATGACCATTCTTTAACGGTGCTCTAGACAAGTATTTAATTGCATTACCTATTGCGAATGCTAATTGTGGTGGATATTGTGCCGTAACTTGTTCGATAAAATCTATAATTTCAATGTCTCCGTATGTGTAATGTGCAGGTTGCTTAACATTGTCTTGCGTTTCGTTCATATCTACTTTTCTGTTACTAATTATGCTCATTATGCTTCACTCCATTTCTTGAACATTTGGTTATAAGTGACATCGAACCAGTACGGATCACGTGAATGTTTTTGTGGCACATCAAATAAATGTGGCTTCTTTCTTCTTAGCTCAGCTTCTTTACGTCGTTGCCTAGCCATTTCACGCTCTCGCTCCAAAGCTTTTGTTATTTGTATTTCTCTATAGTCGTTTAGCTTCATGCCGAAAGGTGCATCAATTGCTTCCGACATCTCCCAACCCTTCGCAACTCTGTTTCTAACTATTTCGGGCGTGAGTCCTTTCTTTTTCATCTGCTCATTTTCATATTCAGTGTATTTAGAAGGGGGTTTTTCTTGTGGTGGCGCAATAAGCGCATCGCCCGTTAGCCCTTTTGCTATCCTGTAATTAATTAGTCCTTTGCTTAGGTTGTACTTTTTAACTATTTCGCTAACAGTCATCATTTTGCCGTCAACCTTTACTTTCTTAGGCTTTACTACATTTTGTATTAAATCTTTCCCCCTCGCCCCTCTGTCGTACCTAGTAATCAATGTCGATACTTTGATGTCGTATTTATCCGATACATCAATAAGCGTCATCAATTTACCGTCTATTCTCACTTTCGTTTTTATGCCCGCCATTTATTCCACCTCTACATTTACATTTCTAATTTTTAGATTGTCATACTCTAGTATTTCGTCCGGATTGTTATATAAGTAATCTGCCAGCGCTTCTTTTTCTTTATCCACATCATCAAAATGCTGATATTCAACTTCGGTAGGTATTCTTATATCAATCGTTGCATTTATATATGCTTGTTGTTGCATTAAATCACTTCATTTCTCTTTTTCTTTTACGTCTGACTTTCACTAAGTCCTCATATACCATCCATTCTTGACCTGTGTACTTAGGTGCTTTACATATCCAATTGAGTTTTATGTTTCTGTATTTATGTCTGAAAATCTTAGCTTTAAGTTTTGCTACTTCGGTTGGCATACCTTTAATGTCGATAACTTCAATCAGTTTGTCATCGAGATATAACGCGAAGTCTGCAATATATTCAATCTTTCGTTGTTTATCTAGTTTTGGTAATAATTCGAATTTCGGTTGTATTTCGATATGATCATAATTAGTGCCATTCATATTACTTTCTAAATATTGGTAATATTCACACTCTACTTTGCTATCAAATACAATTCCTTTGTACTCAACTTTCTTAGCATTGTATTTACTCATTGCGCCACCTCTAAATATCAAATATCGTTGCTTGTAAACCTAGCTCTTGCTCATATAGAAGTCCGTGAGCGCCTTTAAATCGTTTTAGGTCACTATCAGTCATAATTTTCTTTTCGTCGCTGAAATGGGCTCCTGTGAGCGAATAAACTTCATTCTCGTTATCTTCATGTTTGATGACCTTAATATCTTCCGTGCCATCTTCTCGGTATAAGTAATATTTTTCTTTCGGCATTTTTAACACTCCTTAATATTCGACGATTGCGGGTCTTTCTTCTTTTTCTTTCAACTTATCATCAATAAGTTTTTTAAGTTTCTCTTGGTCTCCGTTTGCAAAATCAATCATCTTTTGAGCATATACATCTCTACAATGTAATATTTCTTTTATATTTTGTTTTGTGATTACCACGCATCTCGCTCCCTGAAATCGTCTCCGATTACTCTTACTTTTCTTGCTCTTTTTTTCATTCTCGAATTTATACGTTGCCAGTTCATATTTTGATTTAGTTCTTTATCACTAAAGTTAGTTGTAAAGATGTTGTTTTTACCTACTCTGTTATCAACAATGCTGAAAAGTTTATTTATAGTGTGTTCTGTGTTTTCTACACCCATATCATCTAGTACAAGTAAATCAATCTCACTAAGTAATTTGACTAGTTCGTCTGTAGTCTCTACTGCATTTTTGTTGTATGTCGCTTTGATACGATCCATCAACATTGGTATATGCATAAAAGCAACTGTATGCCCTTTAGCTTTAACTGCTTTTGCGATAGCGTATGCTAGGTGGCTTTTACCAGTTCCATATGAACCTTGCAATATTAATGATTTTGGTTCTTTTGTAGAGAAGCCTTGTACGTACTCTATTGCTGTTTGCTTAGCTTGTACTTGTTTTTCATTTTGTGGCTTGTAGTTTTTGACTGTTGCATCTCTTAAAGACGGATTAACGTTTGATTGATTGAATATGTTGTTTATCTTCCGTTGCTTGTTTCGCTTATATTCCTCATAGATTTCACATTTGCAACCGTCTTTATACTCGTAACCATTCGGGTGTTTTTTAGTAGGAGCAAACTTATATAAGTCGTATTCACTTCCACATCTCTCACATTTCAATCCTTTTTCGACATGAGTAGGTTGATATTTTTTCAAGCTTTCGTTTATCTTTTCGCTGAATAGTGGTTTCATAATATCCCCCTAATCCCAATAACTTTCGTCGTACTTCATGCGTTCCAATTGATCTATGCCAGTTGGTTGCGCTTTTTGATTGAGGTACCCCTCAAATTTATTGCCAAAAAGTGTTTCTGGTCTAAGGTATTTATCGCTATCCGTGTTTAGCCACTCAGCTGTTTTGATATCAATCACCTTTTTAAAATCCTCCAACCTAAAATCTTGATTCCATCTTGCTTTAATAAAATCTTTTGATTTAGCTGTATTGTGTTTAAAATGCTTTCCTGTTTTTTTGTTTAAGTATTCGATAATTTCTTTATAGGGAATGGAATACACAGTCGGGTTGCCCGACAATATACTTCCATCATTATTAGTATTGTTATTATTAGTTAAATCATTATTAGTACTATTATTATTAGTAGTACGCCCTTTTCGGTTTTCCGTTTTTCCGTTTTCCGAAAACCCGTTTGCCGATAATCCGTTTTCCGAAAATGGCATTTCGGTTGGTTTTTCGTAAACTAAGTATTCAAAACCTTTAAACACACCGTTTTCAGCTCTTTTTTGTATTCTGTGAACATATTTATTATCCATAAGTTCTTGAACGCCACTATTGATTGATTTTTGTCCATCATTCATATGTTTAACTACTTCTGACGTGTATATTTGCCAATTGTCAGGACGACTTAGGAAATACAATAATATCCCTTTAGCTTTAGCACTTAAATTACTATCGAACACAAAAGATTTATGCACAGTTACAAAATCGCCACTTTCTTTTATCGTTCTAAATGTTGCCATTTCGTTATCTCCTTTCTGGTATAATTTTATTATCGCTATTGCGTTAGATTGGGGGTGAATAATTATGGATCCTATTTTAGGTAAAGGTATTGATAAAATTATTGAAGGCGCATCAAAAGGGCCTGTAGAAACATTCTCTAAAACTTGGGAACTTGTCTTTGGGAAATTCCACCTTTATGTGGATAAAGTTATTTATCAAAGAGAAGTAGAATTTGAAAAATTCAAAGAACAATTTAAAAAAGAAATATCTTCTGTACCTGAAAATAATTTACAAGAACCACAATTTTCTCTTCTAGGTCCTGCTCTAGAAGCTTCAAAGTTTTACATTAGTGAAAAAACTTTAAGTAATATGTTCGCAAAACTAATAGCATCATCTATGGATGACAGAAAAAACTCATTAACCCACCATTCATTTGTTGAAATAATTAAACAATTATCCCCAAATGATGCTATTCTTTTAAAACATTTAAAGAATCACGAAGTACATCCTGCCGTTAAATATAGAGCGGTTTTAAACCCAAAGAATGACGGTATGAATATATCGGACACGTTAATAAAAGACTCTCCGTTAGATATAGAATCAACCGAAATTTCAATTAATAACCTAGTAAGGTTAGGGGTTTTAAATGAAACTTTTGACATGTCTTACTTAACAAAAAAAGGAATTTATAATAAGTTTTATGCTCCTCAGTTTTTAAATCACTTTAATAAGATTATAGAAAAACAAAGATTTGTTTCGGGATTAGAATTTGTTAAAAGAATGTTAAAGTCAGGACACAACCTAGAAACAATAAGTAAACTTTCTGGCATTGAATTTGAAGTATTAAAGTTACATTACAGCCCCTGGGTAATAGACATCAAAAAAGGCTCAATTAGTTTGTCCGCCTATGGTAAAGCTTTTGTAAAAACCTGTATTAACTAAACGGAGATTTTAAAATTTTCTCCACTTTTACAGCATGCATAGCATTTCTAATCTCTTCCGCCAAGATGACGATTAGGAGTGCTATTTTTATTATTCTTAGTCTATTCATTCCTTTTTCTCTCCTTTCAACATTTTATTGAGCCTCTCATCAACTTTTATCCACGAGTCATGCAAGTGGTATTTATCATTAAACGACTTAACGCCAATCGCATGTTGCTCGTTATGATGTTCGCGACATAACGCTAATACATGTTTGTCATAGTGATTCATCTTATTTCTGTTCATGCCTCTACCGACTGCTTCATAATGCGCTAGGTCTGCGTGAGGCTTTCCACAAATTACACAGTTGCGGTTGATTGTATCCCAATACAATAGTGCTTTATCTTCACTTAACAACTTGCTTGTTTCTATGCTCATAGGTATTTGATGATGAAACATAAACGCTATAATCAGTTCTATTAACTCCCTTGCAACTTTCATAGAACAGTCGCGCAGACTGATTTCTTCATAACCTTTCATAATTTCCAATTCTGTTTGTAATAATTTTCTAGTTGATTCCACCGGTTCTCCCCAGTGAAGTTCTATATCTCTACACATTGCGAATATTTTTTTGCGTTGTTCTATAGATAGTTTTTTATTATCCGGAACCTCTACTTCTGCTTTTAGTGGATATCCGTTTTCTAGTAAGTCAATGTGACTTTGTTCAAGTTCAACACCAGTAGCAACGACGGAATAAGTACCGTCATTGTCTTTCTGGTATCTTGTAATGTATTGCATTTAAACCACGTCCTAGAACGGTAAATCATCATCATTGATTTCTATTGGTCCATTAGCATTAGCGAATGGGTTTGATTGCTGACTCATTGGCGTCTGCTTCCCATTTGCTTGTTGTTCTTTTTGTTTCATCTCATCAGTTTTAGGTTCTGGTTTATTAACTACTTCATCGTCTTTATTCCAAACTTTTACATATGAGAGTCTTACAAAATACTTGCCTTGTTCCTCGTTAAATTTATTTTTAAGTACAATAGTTCCGATTTTGTTAATTAATTGATCTGTGTCAAAAGTTAAATCTGGTAAGTTCAATTTAATTCCTAATCTACTAAGTAACTCGATATATTGTTTTTCTTGATAATCTTGTTGGAATGGTGGGACGAATTGGTTGTGTTTGTATTGTTTACCTTCGTTGTTTTCAAAAACAATCGTGAAGTATCTGTTTTCTCTGTCGTTAAACTCGACATTTGCAACTTTTACTGTAAATTCTCCAGCTCCTAAAAAGTCCCCACCTTTCATGAATGCCTCTTGATTAGTTTCTTGAATGTATTGTGTTCTACCAGTGATTTTCATAATTTTTATACCGTCCTTTTAATTAATTTTTAATTACCATTTCTAATTGCTTGTACAACATCGTTAATACTTGGATTAATGAAACGTTTGTTGTTAATTTTGATGTTGCTTGAGTGTCTTATCTTTGTCTCGAATAAATTTGATGGTTCAGCGTTAAGTACATATTGATAAGTTTTTTCGCCGTCTTGCTCATGTTCTTCTATTGTCATTCTTGCTAACACGTCAGATTGACTGATGACTGCTTTTTTTATTTGGTCTTGTGCCTCTATCGTGATTGTTGGATTGATAGTACTTCCCTCATCATCTTTGTCTTTGTTAATGCCCTCGTGTCCGCTTATAGCAAGATGAAATTGATAATGTTCTTGTAATTTAGAAATATAACGATAAATACTTACAATGCGTGTAGCACACTCGCCCCAATCATTAAATGTCGGTTTCTTTGATTTACCGTCCATGATGTCGTCCATAGTGATATCACGTAACTTTTGGATTGTTTCAATCACTACAACATCAATTTGTTTTCCGTTTTCTCTTAGTTGTTCAATAATTTTAGGCAGCATTTTAATCACTGCACTAAAATGCTTATAATTCTTAATCTGCACAACTGCCCCATCTTCTGTTACCGTTGTTCCGTCCTCATTTATATCTAGTACTAAGGCATTGTTATCTTTTGTTAAAAACGTAGTTTTACCAGTACCGAACTTGCCGTATATCGCAAATTTATAAAACTTGTTTGCATTTTGTTTGCTGATGTCTTTTACACCTAGTTGCGTTAAAATATCGACATCTTGATTAGTTTGTTCAGTCATGTTCTACCTCCTCGTACTCAATTGTTTCTGTCACTGTTTTCTTGATTGCTTTGTGATAATCCATATTGATACTCGCTTCTTCCATACCGTTAAACTCCCTAGCTCTATTTTTATTTGTGGAGTAACTAATATCTGAATTGTTATCAGTTGGTTTGTTAGTTATATAAATTGGCATATCCCTATGACGAATGATATAAGTTACAGTCTGCTTCATAGCGACCTCCTACCATTTCATGACTAAGTTAATTAGTCTGTCCTGTTCATCTGTGTTCTCTTCAATCCATTCATCTATCGCTTGGTTGAATAAGTCTGATGCCATATCTAAGTCATTCTCATCTACGACATAAGCATGTTTAATTGGTACGTTGTTCATATCTTTAACTTGTATTGATATGCCCATATGACCTTTTAAAATGAATAGCTTAAAATCGAATCCGTTAACATGAATATTTTTGCGTATCATATCGCCTATTTCGTAATACACCTTGACTTCCTCCGTTTTTCGTTTTATATTTAACTTGAAATTTTTCTTAAGTGCTTGATACTGTTACTTGTTGGCGCAAGTAGCAGTTTTTTTATTCTTCATAAAAGTATTCTTTATAGAATATGAATGTTGCGATACTTGCGAATCCTGCAATTGACCACGCTGTAGTGAAGTATAGAAACGGCATGAGTACAATCGCTAAGACTGTAAAGCACAGTACTGCTATTAAGTAGCTTTTATAAGTTTTACTCATTTGATAACTCCCTCCTGCCTTAATACTTCATGGATAATTCCGAGCTCGTACATTTTGTTAAACCAATAAGTCGCCATTTCTTCACTCATTTTTAAGCCCTCCTATATTCCATTTTCAAATTTCATTTCAATTTGCTTAATTCTGTATAAAGTAGCTTGTGACGGGAACCAATTAGCAATCATTTCAATTACATCATCGAAATGTTTTTGTCTTACGTTCGTTCTTGAACTCGCGCCAGTCATCTTTTTCACTTCTGAATTAATATCCCTGAATAATTCGCTACGTTGTTTTTGGTTTGTTATCGCATGTAGCCTTTGGATATGTGCAACTCTTTGGTTAATAGTTCTAGTTAAGAAATTGTAATCTCCCGCATCCAGTTTTTGATTTTCTTTCAAATCAATAACATCATCTTTCACGTTTTTAATTTCTTGTTTAGTTTCTTCTGTAGCTTCAAACATTAACCTCAATGCTTGCATCGGGTCGCTAGGTACTTGGTACGCTCCTGTTTTTCTTAAAGTTGGTAAAACTTCCGAAGTTACCCAACGTTTGAACCGCTTCGCATTTTCTAATTTGCTAGAAAAGATTAAACTGTATAGTCCTGATTCGTTGATGATCGTTACATTTCTGTTTTGACCTGCCGTCGCGATTTGCGACGTCAGCTTATCTTCTGCATCAACATGTTTTGACAAAGCATCTCGTCCGTTTGCATATCCTAAAATGTCAGCAACATCTTTCCCTATAAAATATGGTTCTCCATCAACTTCTAATGTCCTTACTGGTAATTCTTCAAAATTAAATGTTTGTAATTCTTGCATAATGTTTATGCTCCTTTCATGTATAATGTTGTTATCAACCTAAGGAGGTGATAAGTATGAAACTTCTAGTTACTTTAAAGGATGGTTCAAAAAAACATGTTTCGGATTTAAAGAAAATTGTTTTTCCAGGATATGAAGGAATTGAAACTGTTACAAAAGAGGAAATCGAAACATTTTTTCTAGACCCTACTAAAACTTATGTGTTTGTTGGATCTCAAACTCTAAGTGTGGAGGCAGGGCAAATCCTTACCGTTGAATTTAGCTAACCTTTTTCAACAACTCTGCAACTGCTCGCAACAGTTCAGGGTTGTTGTTTCTTTCTAAACAGTAACTAGCATGCTTGAGTAATTTGAGTTTTAATTTATTTTTTTCTTTCGCAATTCTAAATTTTTGTAACATTTGTTGTTCCTCCTTTATTCGAAATCATCGATAGTTAATTCTGAAACTCTCTTTTTATAGATGTATAAATAATAGTTTTTGATTTCTCGATAAACTTTTGCTGCTAGGTTGTATTCACTTTCACTCAAGTCTGAATTAAGTGTCACTCCAAAAATTGATAATGTTAATTTTCTAATATGGTCATGAACATCTTGTACATAAGCTTTTTGATGAATTGATTCGAAGCCATGCTGATACTTTTTTAGCGGAATCGGATGATTGAGCTTCCTCAATCTTCCTAGCGACAAATCTTTTGCGAAATTGAGTTTTTTATTGATTTCTTCTAAATCGTCATTATTGATTCTTACTTTACTGAAAATTGCACCTGAGCTGATTGGTTTCTCGCCTTTTATAGCATTTCTAACTTCTTTCGCTATAATTTCTTTCAACTCTTCTTTGGTTAACGTGATTTGTTCCATTGTGTCCTCCTTTTAAGATGTTTGTTTTTGTTCTGTTGACATTTCGGAAACTCTATAAGTAAAAAAAATACCGCACTTATCTTGTGGCAATTCTAGTACTTCAATTACTTTTGCTAAATCGTCAACATTAATTCTAATATGCCCGTTTTCTTTTTTTGAATAAGTTCCTGGTGTCATTCCTAATTTTTTTGCCATATCAGAAATCGAAATGCCTTTAGCAATGCGTTCAGCTTTCATTCTTTTGACGTTGAACTCATACATTTGCTCACCTCCGTTTTTTGAAGTTAACTCAATACTAAACCTAAGTTTCCTAATTGTCAACAAAAATCTCGAAAAATATTTTTTATTCTTTTAAAATGCTAGTTGTTTCCTATATGGAAAAGTGTTATTATACTGTTATAAATAAAACGGAGGTAAATTTGAAATGAGAACTTCAGCGGAAATAGGTAAATTAATCAAACAACTACGAAAAGAGAATAATGTGAATTTAACTGATTTTGCAACTAAGATAGGTGTCAATAAATCTACCTTATCCCGATATGAAAACGGTAGCAGAAAAATACCTATGGAGGATATAGCTGAGATTGCCAATGCATTGAAAGTTACCCCAGAATATTTACTATTAAAAAATAGACAAACAGAAAACGAAGTACAACATCGTGCAGCTCATTTAGAAGGAGAATTAACTGATGACGAGTGGCAAAGAGTTTTAGATTATGCAGATTATATAAGAAGTAAACGTAAGTAAAGGATGTATCAGATGGGATTATATGAAGAAACTTTAATACAACATGATTATATTGAAATAAGAGAGGCTGATGTACTTCCAGATAATTTAGACGGGGTATGGTTAGGAGATTTAATTTTAATAAAGCGTGGTTTATCAGATAGAGAAAAAGCAGGAATTCTCTTCGAAGAATTAGCGCATAATAAACTTACATACGGTGATATAGCCGATTACTCGAATTTCAACAATCGCAAGTTCGAAAATTACGCAAGACGACACGGCTTTATCTCAGCTGTACCGCTACGCGAAATTGTAGAAGCTTATAATTATGGCGTACGCAACTTGTATGAGTTGTCTGAGTATCTACAACTAAGCGAAGAATACATATTAGAAGCAATAGAACAATATAAAAAGATATATGGTATTGGAACTCACTATGGCGAGTATTCTATTACATTTGAGCCGTTGAGAGTTTTTAAATATAAGGAAATATAAACAAAGGAGAAATGAACATGAAAAGATTATTAGGTTTACTATTAGCAAGTACGTTGGTGTTAGGCGCATGTGGTAGTAACGACGGCGATAAGAAAGAGGAAAGCAAGAAAACGGAAACGAAGAAAGAGAACAAAGATAAAAAGAAAGAAACTAAAGAAAAAGCAGAAGCTAAAAAAGAAAATGCTAATCAAAACGATAACAATAATCAAGTAAACAACGAGAACAACACAAACATTAACAACAATCAACAAACCAATAACACATCTAAGCAACAGGTACAGAAGAATCTTCCAGCTACCAATAATGGACAACAAGCACAACCACGCGACCCAAACGAACCTAGTTACGAAGAATATTTAAATGCTAAAAGAGCCACTGAAGAAATGGAAAATAATCCGGACAAAAACCAACATGCTGGAGGTGGTCCAGGAATGTCGTTAACACACCCTAATCAATCATATGATAGTTTTAGAAAAGAAGTAGGAAAAGCAAGAAGTGAAGCAATAGTTGTTCAACAATAAAATTTCGGGTAGCCCGCCTACCCTTATTATTTTTTGCCAATTTTGAGGAGGGAACACATGAAAGTAGCAATTTACACTAGAGTTTCAAGCGCTGAACAGGCAAATGAAGGGTATTCTATCCACGAACAAAAAAGAAAGTTAATTTCATTTTGTGAAGTTAACGACTGGGATCGATACGAAGTATTTTCAGACCCAGGCGTTTCTGGCGGTTCAATGAAAAGACCATCATTACAAAAGTTGTTTGATAGATTAGAAGAATTCGATTTAGTACTAGTATACAAATTGGACAGATTAACACGTAATGTTAGAGACTTACTGGAAATGTTAGAGGTTTTCGAAAAAAACAATATAGCTTTTAAAAGCGCAACAGAGTTATTTGACACAACTTCTGCTATAGGCAAGTTATTTATAACAATGGTTGGTGCAATGGCAGAATGGGAGCGTGAGACAATACGAGAGCGCTCTTTAATAGGAGCTCGTGCAGCAGTTAGAAGTGGTAAGTATATTAAAGTTCAACCTTTTTGTTATGACTTAGTAGATCAAAAATTAAAACCTAATCAATACGCCGAATATATTCGTTTCATAGTGGATAAGTTACTGAGCGGTAAGAGCGCTAATGAAGTTGTTAGGCTGTTAGAAAGCAAGAAGAAACCACCTGGTATAACAAAATGGAACAGGAAGACAGTACTTGGGTGGATGAGAAACCCGATTTTGCGAGGACATACCAAACATGGAGATTTACTAATAAAGAACACGCATGAGCCAATCATAAGCGAAGATGAACATTCAAAGATGCTTGATATTATTGATAAAAGGACACATAAATCTAAAACAAAACATAATTCTATATTTAGAGGTGTTATAGAGTGTCCGCAATGTCAAAACAAACTCTACCTAGTTAGCTCGATACAAAAACGTGCTAATGGAGGATCTTATGAAGTTAGACGTTATACTTGTGCAACATGTCATAAAAACAAAGAAGTTAAAGATGTTTCATTCAACGAAAGCGAGATTGAAAGAGAGTTCATCAATACTTTACTAAAAAAAGGAACAGATAACTTCATGGTAAATATACCTAAACCAAAAGATTATGATATTGAAAATAATAAAGAAAAAATATTAGAGCAACGCGCAAATTATACCCGCGCTTGGTCATTAGGATATATCAAAGATGAAGAATATTTTGTATTAATGGACGAAACAGATAAGTTATTGAAAGATATTGAAGAAAAAGAAAGCCCTCGAATTAATATAGAATTAAATGAACAACAAATTAGGTCAGTTAAAAATTTATTAATCAAAGGCTTTAAAATGGCGACTGCAGAAAACAAAGAGGAATTAATTACAAGCACCGTCGATTTAATTAAAATAGATTTTATCCCTCGAAGGTTAAATAAAGAAGGTAATATTAATACAGTTAAAATCAATGAAATACATTTCAAATATTAA